TAGATATGTTGTATCTGAAGGTTGAGCAAAATTAACGATACCAACGTGCCCACTAGGACTGCTTATAACGAGAGATTCATGTCTCATATCCGCTGATTGATTGTCTGGATCAACGTGTATTGATAATCTATTTGTATTAGGTTTATTTGACATTATGTTCCTCTTTAATTTCCAAACTCGTCATGAAAGACAATGCTGAAGCCACGTTTGTCATTAGCTTTGTTGATTCTACTAGCAAAATTCTGAATAACCTTAACTCCTGAGTCAACCGTTGCGTATGAAACGCTGTAGTCGTTTCCAGAAGGGTTTCCTGCTACAAGATGGGTTCCAGAATCTGCTATAAAGCTTACATTGGACTTGTCTGTAAGGGGATAATTATGTTCCAAGTGAGACTCAGATCCCACAGTTACCCTAGTGCCTGAAGGAGTAGTGTGCTGCCCCAGTTTCACAGACTCCATGAAAATTCCGTAGCAACCACTCTGTTTAACGAGTGCGACACTTTCGTCAAACAAAACCCTATCTGTCTGTAAGTGGCATCCGCTAGCTATTTCCATGCTTATATTGGAAACCCAACGTGTTCTTGAGAATTTAGAGTCATACTCTAGACAGGTTAGCGTTGGATCGGAATTTCTAAATATAAATTCATAATCATGTTGATAATCATAACCGCTCGCGTGAAGAACAAGACCCCCTCCATCAACAAGCTCGTCACTCATGTATCCACAAACATTGTCATTATGGAAGCCTGCGTTTTCGCCTCCCGCAGACTCGCAAACACCACTAGTCGCTAAGTGCAAGGTTTTGCAATCGTACAAACACTCATTTATTGTGTTATATTGAAGGTCGTTTATTATGGCGTTACCAGCTACTAGTAAGTCATTAAAATAACCATCCCATAATAGTTTATCGGGGTGAGATCCGGGGCCAGTTCCATCTCCAGACCAGCCTATTGAGTAGATAGCATTTTCTTTGGGAACAATGCTTCCATCAACAGTCATTAAGGCTTGTTTAGGTCCAGCACCAAGAACCCCAGACATCTCGCTTGTTCCAACCCCAATGAAGGTTTTATTGTGCTTACCGCCAGAAAAATAGATAGACTCGTTTACAGAGTTCCAAGGCGTGTGCGAATTTCCAACATTGAATAATCCGCTATGAGATGGTGTTATATCACCGGAAACTTGGAGAGTGGCATGACTGTGCAACTGTTGTATACCAACAGCTAACCTTCTACTTTGTAAGTCTCCATAAAGAAGAGGTATTGCACCAGAGGTCTCAGTATAATCATTACAGTCATAACCACTATCAATTGGGTCTATACCTAAGAAAAACTTAAAGTCATGATCTTTAGGGATATGACTACCAGCACCATGACCTATGGCTATATTGAAGGAGCCAGTTCTTAGACTTTGTAGAGAAAGTGAACCAATGGAAGTATTTCCAGATCCAACAGTTATTCCAGCAGAACTATTAAAACCCGCCGCAGTATTGTAAGTGCCGTTTAGGTTGCACCCAAGAGAGTGTGAACCTAATGCAGTATTTTGAGACCCTTGAAAGTTAGCCCCAAGTGCATAGTAACCAAATGCAGAGTTATCCACACTGGTTCTATCTGCGTACTTAAGCTTTGATAGAGCTTTATCACCAGCTAATACACTCCTAGTTTGAGGAGTAGCAAAGTTGGTGCTTACTATATTGTGTTCAGAAGTTAATAAATGCACAGAATCCGCTAGGTCTCTAAGAGAGATTCTTAGATCTAGCGGAGAAATTAATTGCTGTGAATTATCTTTTAATAGAGAATTAATCTTCTCTATATACTCAGATTTTGATAGTATCATAACTGGCCTGTAAACTAATTAAAGCGTATTTGTAACGTGGAAGTATCAAATTTTACAGTATCACCCAGATAAATAATTCTTGGATTATCTAGCTGTGCGTACATTAAAAGATTTCCAGTCCCATACTCTCCTGAGTCTACTACGGCTACACCTGAAACCCACCCCCAGTCAACTAGGGCGGCACTACCTTCACCTTCGTCAAAGTTGAACGAATTTGCATTTTTTATTAGTCCACTTCCAGCATTATGGTCGTCTAGGTTATATTCCCATACACCATTGCCTTTAGAGGAAGGGTCTCCAAGATTTATTCTAGCATACCCTGTTCTTGTTTGTGTTGTCCCATCAGTTGGGGAAGTTCCAGAGGGTAACTCTGGAATTGTGACACCAGTATCTGATTCTGATGGCACTCCGGAACATAGTGCTATTGCTACGTTTTCTGGCTTTGGAAAACTTTGACCCCTAAAAAGGTGGTGCAATAGTCCGGATTCTAAGTAGTCTGATAAAGAAGCCATTAATAAAACCTCCTAAAAGTCCTGTCTAGACTGTGATTATACATCTTATTATACACGAAAAAAGAGCCATCCCCAATAATATGAGAATGACTCTTTCTGATTGGAAAACTACAAAGGGGGTTAGAATGAACCTAAGATAACCCTTCTGTTGTCCAGAACTGCGAAGCCAAGTTCAGCAAATCCGTAGTATCCAGCACGCTGCTGTCTATGCAGTGCAGGATCTTCAAATACCTGAACCTGTTGCTTCATTGGCATGATGAAGCTGTCATTAGCACCCTGATCCAGACCAACAACCAACTCAACGTCGGCTGACTGAACAGCACCGCCAAGACCATCTGTGAAGAAGGACTGGTATTCCTGACCTTCTCCAAGTTCATCAAGATCATGCAGATTGACCCCAAAGATTCGAGTAATTGGAGCACCGCCTTCAGCAGCAGTGTAAATTTCTCGACGGGTAACTTCGTCAATCTGATCCAGACCCCAGTTGCGAACGTCTTCCAGAGCTTCTGGAGAAACATAGAGGTCCGTCAAGCGACCGCGATTAGCGGAGCCTGTGTTACCGCCAGCATTACGACGCATAGTCGTTTGCATGAGAGAGACAAGTCTCTTGCTGAACATACCAGCGGTTGCATCACCGTCGTAAACCAAGATGTTTCTGTCAACGCCAGCGGCCAACAATGTGTGCCATCCGTCGTCATTCATCTTCTTGGTAAAGCCAGCTTCAAGAGCTTGCATCGCACGACCAACAATATCCCAACGTGCTTCACGAGCATAACGGAGCAAGTAATCAATGCTCGATGTAATGCTGTATGTTGGAATCGTTACGTAGTCGCTTTCGACTGCTCGTTCTGGAACACGACCGTGACCGGGATTGGTATAAGCAACATGCTCACCTTCAAGCCCCGGAGAAATCAAGTCGAGGGGATACTCAGTGGAAGCTCCCGGCTCAACATTGATAGTTTCAAAAATATCACCAAGGATATTTCCGACAAGAACACCCTTACGCAAAGGAAGTTCCAATGCTTTAGCGAATTCTCGCTGTGCGGCGTAAGCAACGTTTTGGTCGCCATCGCCCGATTTTTTCAGAAGTGTGATGAATTCATCACTAGGTCTTTCTGTATATGACATTATAAATTCTCCTTTAGTTTGGGTTAGCTATGCTGAACGGCATTAGGAAGATTGACATAAACCTTTGCGTAACCGTCTGCATCCTTACGGGACATAAATCGTCCAATCGCAAGTTCACCAGACTTAGCTGCAAATTGTGTGCCATTACAAACGGCACCCGCTGTTGCGTGAGAGGCGTAAGCCGTATCTCCAGCTTTTGGAGTACCGTCAATATTGCTTGTAACAACCCAACCACGAGTCAATACAGTGACCTTGCCACCCTTTTGAACTTCGTCTTTGAATTGGTTAAGGTGAGTTCTGGTCAAGTCTTTGTTGACAACATCGTTCAGAAGGATTCCGACAGGAACATCTGTTGCGACATCAACATTAGCGTACTTTACAAGGTTCTCACCCTGATCAAGAGCTGCACCAGAAGCACCAGCGAGAGCTGCTGCGTCTAAAACGACAACACCACCCCGAGTTGCAGTACCAGCATTATAAAAAAAGCTGATATCTGTTGATTCTTCATATCTATCTGCTTTAAGAGCCATAGTTAAATCTCCTATAAATTATTTGTTTGAAAGGACATGGGTTTCGAGCCAATCGGCAACACTAGCACGGGTTGCTTCGATAGGATCATGCTCATCAGCTTCGACTAAAGCTGCCTCCGAAGTTTCTACTTCTTCAAAAGCCTCTGGAGTAATTTCTGCTTCAGTTTCTTCCACTTCAGCTTCTTCTACTTCAGCTTCTGACTCTTCCGCTTTTGGCTTTTTCATCATAGCTTCTTCGTCTTTTTCTTCCTTTTTGCCTTTCTTTTTCATAAGAGCGACAACGGATTCAAAAGCTTCATCAGCAAGAGCGTCAAAGCTTGCAAGAGATTCTTCTACATCTTCTTCACTGATACCAGCTTCTACAAGTGCAGCCTTTCTCTTTTCCATTTTTTCTTTCTTCTTCATCTCTTCCATGTCCTTCATGGCTTCTGCCAATTCGGTTTGAGAAGTTTGAAGAGCATCTTCAAGTTCGGCAATCTTAGCTTGAGTGGACTTAACGGTTTCGTTAAGCTCATCAATAGTTGCTTTACTTTGTTCTGCATCTTTCTCGAAAGCTTCGACCTGTGAAGCAAATTCTTTATCTTTTGCTTCTTCAATCTTTGCTTTGATAGCTTCATTTTCAGTCTTAGCCTCTGTGAGCTGAGTCTGAACTTCTGCCAACTGCTTTTCTAAAAGCGTACTATCTGACATATTAAGTTCTCCTATTGAAAGTTGAGGATCAGATTCTTTTAAATTAAATTTTACACTAGCGGAACTTTTTTGATCTCTCTTAAGTATAATACTTCTTGAGTTAGCTGGTTTGGAAACCAAACCTTTTCCAGAGAAGGATATGTTAGCTAAAGCTCGACCAATCTTATAGCCCTCGTATTCGCCAGTCCCACCATATGCTCTAAGATGTTTAGTTAGAAAAGAAGATTCCTCATCTCTAGCTAGTATCTTAGCTTCTCCCTTGTCATTTATAACCGCATAATTAAATCCGGCAAACAAACATTCCATAGATACATACCACTTATCATCTTCTATTTCAGAGATGATTTTCTGCATACGTTCTCTGTTCTCTTCGTCAGTCCAGCTATTATACAAGACCGCTTGAGTCACGATATCAAATTCATCTGGTTTAGCAACGTCGTCGTCTGCGACAGCCTTACCATCCTTTGTTAAAACATAACTGCCAGTTATATGGCCAATTATGTCGTTTTCATCGTGCATGAAATTGAACTGCTTATCTTCTGGGGTATTTCTAGCGGACCAAGTGGCCTCTGAAAGGAACACATCGTCATTCTTGTTCCAGCCAGTAGAAACTAACACAGATTCAAGATAATACAGATCAATCTGATTTTTGTTTTCTGCAACGACTTTGTCTAAAACGTCATCGTTACAGTTTTTAGAAATGACTTCTTTTGCCGCCTCAACTGAGTTTTTATGAACGGTTGCGGGTGAGCAATACGCAACACTGGCGGTGCTTTTTACAAGCTCGCCAATGCCGTCGTTTATTTCTTTTTGGTATATTTTTATCGACATATTTTTACCTCAGAGGATTATACACAAAAAAATAAAAAATGTAAAAAAACGTGTTAAAAACCACCCGAAAAATACTCAACGAGTACGCCAACTACCTTTTTCTTGTAGGTATTTATTGGCATGTCAGAAACAGAGATACCGTCGTTGATTAATCTTTCCCTTATTTCCGAGGGGGTTGTGTTGTTTGATGACACGCATTTAAAAATAGATTTTTCGTCTACATCTTTCATTATGTCTAGATTAGCTACAACTTGGACCTTCAATTTCTCTAGGTCACAGATTTCTGATTTTGTTAGCTGTCTAAGGTTTTTCTTTTTGTGAGAACCTAAATAGGCTTTGTTTACCGTCTCTGAAACAAAGTCAAACGTATCACTGGCCCACACAAACAAGTCCGCAAGTCCGGGTGTAGACTTTGGTGTATCAACCCTTCTTTTTCTTGGCTCCTCGTCTCTTTTGAAGAGAGGTCTGCCATTATCCTTTATTTCTGGGCTTTCTTTTTCCTGCGGAGGTTTTGCTTGATCTTGCTTTTTATCGCTAATATCTGCTTGTTTATCCATCTTTTCCAAGTCTTTTTTGTGGTTTGCATTATGAAATGGACTTGCTTTATCTGGTAGTTTGTCTTTATTTCTTTCTTTACCTTCTCTTTGGAGTCTCATCTTTTCAACGCTTGGTATTTCTTTGAATCTTTCAAGAACAGTTTCATGACTTATTATGTCTCTATCTGCTAATTGTATTAACAGGTTCTT